TACTACAGACGGTGTATTCTTTATTTCAGCAGATGGTGATGCAGGTTTAGATTTCTTAGTAGAAAAAGATAACAGTGCAACAACTACAGAAGATGTAGCAACCATGGCGGATGATACTTTTATTACAGTAACTTGGTTTATTGACCCAGACACTTCAAAAGTTTATTACTCAGTCAATAATGCAGAACCTGTAGCTGTAGCAAATACCAACTTACCAGATGATGAAGAATTAACAGTTTCATTCGGTATTCAAAATGGTGAAGCTTCAGCACAAACTATGACTATTGACTACGTAGTAGCAGCAGTTGAAAGATAAGGAGTAAACAATGGCAGATACAGTAACTTCACAAACTATCCAAGATGGTGAGAGAGTCGCAGTATTAAAGTTTACTAATGAATCTGACGGTACAGGCGAGTCTTCAGTCAAAAAAGTTGACGTATCAGCACTTACAACAAATAGTGCTGGTGAATCTTGCACAAGTGTGTCATTAGCACGTATCTACTGGGCAACTAGAGGTATGGGCGTTGATATTGAGTTTGATGCTACAACTAATGTTTTAGCTATACCATTACCAGCAGATAGCACAGGTGATGAATACTATGACGATAGATTTAGTGGCATACCAAACAACGCAGGTTCGGGTGTAACTGGAGATATAGACTTCACTACGGTAGGTCACTCAAGTGGTGATGCTTATTCAATAATATTAGTTTTGAACAAAAACTATTAATGAATGGCTACCAGAACAAAGGCTAAACCTATACGAAGAACAACTGGTAAAGGTGGAAATTACCGTCCTACTAAAAGTGGGGCGGGAATGACCAAAAAAGGCGTAAAAGCCTACAGAAAAGCAAATCCTGGTAGCAAACTTAAAACTGCTGTAACTGGCAAAGTAAAAAAAGGCAGTAAAGCTGCAAAAAGACGTAAGTCCTATTGTGCTAGATCTGCAGGACAACTTAAAAAAAGTTCAGCAAAAACAAGAAATGATCCTAATTCAAGAATTAGGCAAGCAAGAAGAAGATGGAAGTGTTAAATGGCTAAAGCAAAAAGTGGTGGCAAAATATGTCCTTCAGGTAAAGCCTGGGCAAAAAGAACTTTTGATACATACCCCTCAGCTTATGCAAATATGGCCGCATCTAAGTATTGCAAAGATCCCAATTACGCTAAAAAATCTAAAAGAGCTAAAAAAGCCAAAGGTGGCCCAGTAATTAGAGGACAAGGTATTGTTATGAAGGAAAGACTTAGATAATGGGTCAGCTCAAAGAATGGAGAGAACAAAATTGGGTTAGAATTGGTACAGATGGTTCTATCAAAGGACCGTGTGGTACAAGCAAAGATAAAAAAAACCCAGATCGTTGTTTACCAAGATCTAAAGCAAACAGTTTGTCAAAAGCAGAGCGTGCAACAACAGCTAGAAAGAAGAAAAGAGCAGGTAGCAAAGGTAAAACTGTTGTTGCCAACACAAAAAAAGCAAAAGTTTCAATGCGTCAAGGAGGACCTATGATAAAAAATAAATCTAAAGCTGATCTTAATAACGATAACGTATTATCTACATATGAAAAAAAAAGAGGTATGGCTATTGAAAGATCTATGGCTGCTCAAAACAGAGTAAAAAAGAAAAATGGTGGTTTTATAGCTAAAGGTTGTGGTAAAGTTATGAATAACCGCAGAAAAGTAACCACTATAAGCTAGGAGAAATTATGCCAAAGAAAAAATCTGAGGATCCAAAGTTACAAGCTAGACTTAATGCTAAAGTAAGACCAGATGAGCCAGTAAAGGATGAACGTATTTACATAAATATGCCTAAGAAAAAGGCTCCTGCCAAGAAAAAAACACCTGTAAAAAAAAGCAGTACAAAAAAAGGTAAAAAATAATGTATAAAAGAACTAAAGGATACGCTATGGGCGGTTCTGTTAAAGGAACTAAATACATGGCTAAAGGTGGTGCAGCAAAAGGCACCAAATATATGGCAAAAGGCGGTGCTATGAAGGGCACTAAGTATATGGCTAAGGGCGGAGCTATGAAAGGCACCAAGTACATGGCCAAAGGCGGTGCCATGAAAGGAACTAAATATATGTCAAAAGGCGGCAAAGTTTAATTTGCACCTTAAATGTCATACTTAATTTCTAACATACCTCAGTTTAAGTGTTGGGTAAGAAAAGAATTTACAGCCAACCACAGTAATTATCACGGAGAGTATCTACACGCTCTCGTTATAGGTGTTAATACCATTCCAGATAGATCTTTATCATTTCAAGTAGTTTTTACTGGATGTGAAATAGATAACGAAGAAGATGCACCAAATGTTCATGGTGGTGCTATGTGGGCAAGAATGCCAATCCAGGGTTTAGTAGCTGATATACCATTAGAAGAATGGCCAACTCCCATGGAGGATCACTTAGCTCAACCTTGGGATTGTTTAAGTCATGATCACTCTGTTGTAGTTTTAGATAGAGTAAGTTCATCACCCTGGCTTTGTAAAATAGGTGGTGAGTTTCACATGGGTAAGTATTTGTTTACAGTAGATTACACTGAAAACTCTATAGCAGATGATCCCGCTCAACATAAACAGTCTCATGTGTTATATTTAACAGATGCTGGTGAATATACTGGCAACTTTGTAGCTTTACCAAATAATAGAGTAAGAGCTACAAATCCTGCTTTATGGCGTGTGGGTGAAGGAGCTCCCGACTTTATGCCTTCACAATGGACGCATTCAGCAGAACAACATGAAAGTTATATTGATCCAAACATAACATTTGATAATTTATATAACCAAGAGGATAATAAATAATGGCATTATCAGGAAGCACAAATTTTGAACCAAACGTAACTGAGTTTATTGAAGAAGCATACGAAAGATGTGGAGCTGAACTTAGAACAGGTTATGATCTAAAAACAGCAATACGTAGTGTAAATTTAATGCTTGCAGAATGGGCTAACAGAGGTCTAAATCAATGGACTATTGAACAAGCTACCCAAACTGTTACAGAAGGCACAACTGATTATTCTTTAAATTCTAATGTTATAGATGTTTTAGATGTGGTTGTACGTAGAACAGTAAATCAAACACAAACAGACATAAGTATGAATCGTATAAGTAGAAGTGAATATTTGAATATTCCTAATAAAACTACAAAAGCAAGACCTTCACAATTCTTTTTTGATAAATTAAGCACACCATCACTAAAAGTGTGGCCTGCACCTGAAAATAGCACTGATATTCTAGTTTTTAACAAACTTGTTCGTATGGATGATGCAGATGCAGCTACTAATACTATGGATATGCCATTTAGGTTTTACCCTTGTTTTGTTGCAGGATTGGCTTACTACATATCATTAAAAAAGAATCCACAACTTACTCCACAACTTAAAACTATATATGAAGAAGAGGGAGAAGGTTTTGTTGTTGTTGTGCAGTCAAATAACTTAAAACCAGATTTTTTAAATCCATCAACCTTACCGACTAACTTTACAGTTAGCGAGATGACAGGTGGTGTAGGCGAGGTTACAATAGTCACATGACACTAGCAGAACTAAAAACATTAATACAAAATTATGTAGAAAATACAGAAACTACATTTGTAGCTACATTAGATGATTTTATTAAAAATGCAGAAGAAAGAATATTTGAACTAATACAGTTTGATTATTTTCGTAAAAACGTTACAGGTACTTTATCAACAGGTAATACCTATCTTACAGCCCCCACAGATTTTCAAATGAGTTTTTCTCTAGCTGTTATAGATGCTAATGGTGATTACAAATATTTAGATAAAAAGCACACTACTTTTATGCGTGAGTTCTCTGTAGATCCAACAGACGCAACATTACGAGGTCAACCGTTATATTATGCAGATTTTGATAAAGAACTCTCTACAGCCTCTAATAATGGCTCTACGTTGATTGTAAGCCCTGTACCAGATGCAGATTATAATGTTGAACTACACTATCTATTTAAACCAAATTCATTAGTAACAGACACAACTGGCACTTGGGTTTCTCAAAATGCTAGAAATGCTTTACTATATGGATCATTAGTAGAAGCTAATATATTTTTGAAAGGTGAAAGCGATATGCAACAGCAATACGAGCAACGCTTTTTACTTGAAATAACAAGGCTTAAAAACCTTGCAGAAGCTCGCGGAAGGAGAGATGAGTACCGTTATGATTCTTTGAGGACAACGGTATCTTAAAAAATACATGGAAAAAATTGAAAGTCTAAAGGGCAAATCAGTAGCTATAGTTGGTCTTGGTAAAAGCTGGTTTGATTATAATCTTGCAAAATCACACGGAGTTCACTTTGATGAGGTGTGGGCAATAAATGGTGTAGGTACAGTAATCTATCACGATAGAGTATTTATGATGGATCCTGCATCTAGGTTCTTAGATACAGAAGATGCTGGTGGACAAACCGAAAGCATGAAAAAAATGTTACAAGAACATGAGGGTCCTATTTATACTTGTGAATTAGATAATAGATGTCCAGGCTTAGTGGATTATCCTGTAGAAGAGGTGATTCAAGACCTAAACTGTTATTACTTAAATAATACGGTTGCTTACGCAATAGCTTTTGCGTTATGGAATGAAGTATCAGTTTTAAAAATGTTTGGGGTAGATTTTTCATACAAAGGTAACTTACATTTTG